GTGTAAATGTGATGAAATCTTAGAGTGGGTTAATAGTCAGTTAAACGAATACCCTGAAGAAAATTTGAGTGACTTTGAGGTTTACTCTTACGCAACCTTAACTTTGGTTAAACGACAGATTGAACAAATGGTTGGTGTTGAATCAAATGAAAGTGACGGAGACCTTTAAGTCTCCTTTCCCTTTTATAACTCTATGGTAAGTTCCCTGAGGAATTAGATAACTTTCACCAACAACTAACTCTTTTGGTAATTCGTCATCCATTTGTAAAAACCATTTGTTAGATTCTAAAACTTTAACAATACGGTCTTCTCTGTCTCGGTGCCATTTAAGTTCCTCATCTTCAACTGACTCTGTAAACACTCTGACTTTTTTATCTTCAGTAATGGTTTCTTGATACGGTTTCTTCTCTTCAAACCAAACTGTTGTTTGTTTGTTAATAATTACTCTTGAAGATACTGAATCTTCACCACCAAAATCAAGCGCCATATAGACGTAATGTTTAATAATCTTTTCGGCCTGACTATCAAAATTGGTTTTTGGGTCAGTACTAATAAAGACAACAACTTCTTTATATCTATTATTGGTTATATTTTCAAGGGTCAAAGAGATATCCTCCCCAGTTAATTCTTTGATTTTGGGTTCTGCGAATTTTGTTAAATAAGCCTGAACAATTCTCTTTAATACCTTATGTGCCATATTACCAACTACTTGACGATTTTAATCCTAATTTTTTTCTGTATCTAGAAACATTACAAGACCAATATCCCGCAGTTGTTCTATCTTTCTTTTGGTCACACTTATGACGAGCTCTAAATGATTTTGCAGCACCTTTATTTGCGTTTCTTACTCTTAAGTTAGGGTCACCAAATGTAACTTTTTTAATAGTACCCTTTGGTGTTTTTACATAAACGGCAAATTTCTTAGGTCCTCCTGGTGTTCTAAAAGGACTATTCAATTTAACATTTTTACCTCTGTGTTTGGCTTCAGAAATAACTTCCTCAACTTCAAATTCATACATCGGAGCGTCTAACCAAATTTCATCCCCATTTTCAAGGATTACTTTTTCACCTAAATTAGATTCAACAATCCAAATGTCTTCTTCACCTAACTTAATTAAATCTTGGTTATATAACTCTCTTACTTCATTAATTAAGTTAAAATAATTCTCAGAATAGATTCTAAAAACGTTTTCAGACAAAGATAAACCCTCATCTAAATGGTATTGTAGTTCTTTTGAAACATCGACACTCTCAACTAATGACATGGGAACCATATTTTCTTCCATAATTTGTCTTTTTAAATAAATATCACTACATTTGCAATATGAAAACACTTTATCTCGTTCGCGGAGTTCCTGGGTCAGGAAAATCCACATTTGCAAAAACTTTGGGTGGCACCCACTTTGAAACCGACAACTATTTTATGGTTGATGGTGAATACAAATTTGACTTCACTAAACTTAAGGAGGCTCACCAATGGTGTCAAGACTCTGTGAATACGGCAATGATTTTAAATCATACCACAGGTCAAAACGAGGTGATAGTAGTGTCTAATACCTTTACTCAAGAGTGGGAGATGGAATCCTATTATAAAATGGCTGAGACTTGGGGTTATCGAGTGTTTTCAGTTATTGTTGAAAATCGTCACGGAGGTGTAAACCAACACGGAGTTCCTGATGATAAGTTGGAAATTATGAAAAATCGTTTTGAATTTAAATTGTAATGAGAAGTTTTTTATCCTTTATTATCGTATTTGTTAAAATATTTGTTGCTGTTAAGGTAACCATTCTTTTGTTTATGACAAAATCAAATTCTGAGGAATACCCAATATCAGATTTAATTTGGTGGATTGGTTTTTTGGTGTTTGATATGTGGGTGGTAAATCAATTACCCGATTCAATTACCGAAGATAAAGACACTACCGAGTCTTAGAGCGTTTGCGAAATAAGAAGTATAGTCCAAAAAATAATCCCGAGATTAAGTACAAAGTTAAATTGGCGTACCAAATACTCCCTGTCAGAGTAATAAGATAATATTGAACGGCATCGAACCCAAATGGGTTGAAGAACATTCCTAACATTAAGAATTTCACGGATAGATTCTCCATTAGAATACTTCTCCAAGTTCTTATAACTCTCATCGTCCATAAACGGGTATTTAACTTTTATGTCTCTCGGACATTTTATAATAAATATTATTTCGACTGAATAATTGCACTATTTTAGATATTTATTGCTAAAGATTTTTTATGAGCAAAGCAATTATTAGTGAAAAACGCCTTAGACAGATTATCAGACAACACATTTTAGAACAGTCTGAGATTCAACAAAAGGAAGAGCCTAACAAACCAAGATGTGTTGCAGGTAATATTATTCCATTAGACGACATCGTCGGTCCATCAGATAGTTTCAAAGATTATGCAGGTAAACTACGTAAAAGAGATGGTGGTATTCACGGAATGATTGATAGTTTGGATATGTTAAGAACATTAAGACTTCATCCAGACATTAATGATAGTGGTGAACATTTAGCATACAATTTAATGCACCACTTAAACAAGTTCAGAAAAAAGAACTACTTTGACGAAACAAACAATGGTTGTACACCAGCCATGGAAAAAGTTATCGAACTTTACAAAGAGAACGAACATGGTGAAGAATTAGTCAAAGACATTGAAAAGGTTTTAAAACACAATGACCCATCTCCAAGAGCGAAAGAATATCTTAAGAGATGTTTAGTGTTAATTAAAGAAAAATAACCCTCCTTAACGGAGGACTTTTAGGACCGTTACTGTTTCGGTAACAAAGAAAAGGGGAAATCGCTACTCCCCTTTTTTATTTGCTTTATTTTTACTACCTTTGTATAAATAATTTACGTTTATGAAAATAGGATTCGCAGATACATTTACAAAAAGTATAGAAAAAATGATACGTCAACAAACTTGGTGGTATAAAACTTATGAGTTTTTCCGTTATGACATTTCCCGTTTTATTAGGAATGTTTGGAGATTCCGAAAGGGATTATCACGACATTATTGGTGGGACCACCACGGAATGCTCATGTTTATGGAGGCTGCGCTAACTGATATGTCAGACAGACTAGAGAAAGATGGTTTGGAAATAGACATCTCTCGTCTTAAGAAAGTAGAGAAGATGCGTAGAGCAATCCAACTCATCAAAAACTACAATCAGGATTTGTATATTGAGATGGCTGAAAAAGAACTTGGTAAATTAAATCTTTATGATTGGGAGTTCGAAACGGTTCCTGATAGTCCTGATTTAAAACGATTGGTTGATAAAGAGACTGAAGAGGAAAAAGTACATAACCGTAAAGTATTTAATCGAGCTCGTGAGATTGGTGACAGTGAATGGAATGAACTTTGGCAAATTTTTAAGGGTCAGGACAATGAAGAGTATCAAAAATTAAAAGAAACCTTAACTGAGGAGCAAAAACGGGAAGAAGACCAATATTACAAATGGTTTGACGGTTCTGACTTAAGGGGTTGGTGGGACTAAACATTTAAAAAAATATATTATGTGGAAGATTAAAGAAGATTACAAATGGTTGGCACTTGTTGTTGCCTGGTTCGTTTTTATAGGTATTTTAGCATTTTTTGTTGTAGGTTAAGAAATTTTTATTATCTTTGTAGTATGAGAACAGCGTTTACCGATTTTGAAAGAGTTATGAAGGTTTTGGAATCTTCAACAACACAAGGACACTTTAAAACATGTGAGAAATTATTTGATAATTTTAAGAACATGTGGTTATATAAGATTGACTCCGTTGAAATGTTGGGTTACTCTTATGAGTTTTACACTTTGTTGTCTAAAAAATCTAACGACACCAAATTTTATATAGGACAGAAATTTAATACACCATGATTATAACACTAATATCCGACACTCACAACAAACACAAGTTTATCACTGAAGATTTACCTGGTGGTGAGTTGTTACTACATGCCGGTGACTCAACAAGTATGGGTTACGAACACGAGTTGAAGAATTTCTTCACTTGGATGAATAGTTTGAGTAATTACGACCATAAGGTTTTCATTGCCGGTAACCACGATTGGGGTTTTCAAGATAACCCTGATTTCGTTAAAAAAGCTTTGGAGGATTACCCCCACATTGATTACCTCGAAGACGACATGTATGTTCTTGGTGACGATTACCAAAGTGCAATTAAGATTTGGGGTAGTCCATGGCAACCTGAGTTCTACAATTGGGCGTTCAACTTACCAAGAAATGGTGAAGAACTAAAGGCTAAGTGGGATATGATTCCGATGAACACTGACATCTTAATCACTCACGGTCCTGCTTGGGGTTATGTTGACACTGTTGAAGGTCGCAGAGGAGAACATTTGGGTTGTGAGTTACTTGCGGAAAGAATCAAAGTTGTAAAACCAAAGATTCACCTTTGTGGTCACATCCACACTGGTAATGGTTATATGTTTGATGGGGATACTCACTACATCAACGCGGCGGTTCTTAACGAAAGATACAACTACGCTCACAAACCATTTCAGATTGACTGGAATCCTGAAACTAACGAACTTGTGTTCTTAGATTAGTAAAAAAGAAATGGGGGTCACTGACCCCCATTTTTATTATAAACTTAACAACATATCTATAAGTTCCTGTTGCGGGAACATATCGAATTTGTCTTTTCGAGTATTGGTGTGAGTCCACATACCTCTAATTCTACCGTTAAATGCGTCGGCGTTATATTCAAACGCATCAACACCAACCTTCTTAATAAGGTCCACAAGACCTTTTCTCACGTCAATTGAGTCTCTGTTAGCAATAAACAAAATTAACTCTCTTAACGACTCTATTTGCTCGTCAGAGTAACGATGCCAAGCGTCATAACCTCTAAATTTCTTATTTAGAATCACAACTTGTGTATCATCAGCTTCAATACCGACATAGTTGTAATATTTGTTAGGATTTTTTACAATAAACTTACCTGATTTAGTGTACCCACCTTTAGTTAATTGACCGAAGTTACAAACCTCAATACCTACTGAATTTGTGTGCATTTTTTGAGACCCGTTAACCCCCAAATGCCAACCATATCCACCATCAGGGATACATTTAACAATCTCACCATCAAATTTGTAATTATCACCTTTGATTGACGGACCACCCAATACAAATTCAGTCGCAATTTGACCACGACTATCTTTACCCCATTGGTCTATAGTGTCGTATGGGTTATGCCAACCTGCAGTGTGGTGTAAGAATAAAAATTCTTTTTTAGTTGGACCTTTTAAATACTCTTTCGTCGGAAGTAGGTATTCTTTGATTTCAATTTGACCATTATCGCCTTTCGACTCTGATATGTCAGTACTAGCAATACCCATAGCGTTCCAAGTGGCAGGGCCCACAATACCGTCGGCCACCAATTTATTTTTCGCCTGCCATTGTTTAACTGCGTTTTCAGTTTTCGGACCGAAGTCACCATCTGGTTTGAGTTCGAGGAACTCTTGAAGAATTTTAACTTGTTCACCTTTAGAACCTAATTTTAATATCATAATTTATCTTTTCCAGATAAATATGTAAATAAACGTCAGTGTTATTTTTTTCCACCGATTTTAGTTCGTTTAACACCAGGTTGTGTAGGATTTGTTTTGTATTTAATCTCAACCTGATATGGGTTTACCTTACTAATTTTAGAGTCATATTTCCAAATCGATATAGAATCTTCATTTTCGTAGACTCTTTCCCACTTTCTGTGTTCCTCTTCTTGTTTTTTTGCCATATATTTAAATAGTAGTGAATGTTACATAATAAGACAACATGTAAAATTGTCAGTCCATATTTTTCAAAATATCAAAAAAACTGACAAAATGTCGTATTTTGACTTTTGGTATATTTTTTACTATGAATTTTACACAAAGTTATAAATAAAATTTTAAAATACAAAAGAAATATGGATTTATTTGGAGGATTTGGAGATGATAGAAATCTCGATGACATGATGAAGTCGTTAAACGACAGATTAAGAAAATTTGGTTTTGAACCATTTAACTTTGATTTCGACATGAAAATGGAGTCAGGTATTGACGCTAAAGATGGTGA